GCCGCTGCCGGCAGCACGCCCGGCGGCAAAAAGCGTCCGCACGCCCGCCGCGGTCATTGGCATCACTACTGGGCAGGCCCGCAGGATGACCGCCGCCTGATCCTCAAGTGGACGGCGCCAACATACGTCCACGCGGACGATATGCCGCCGGACGGCGAGACCGTCATCTATCCCGTGCGCAAATAACCCGCACTCAGCGCGAACCAGTTTTTAACTTGCCGGTAACTTGCCGGTAACTTGCTCTTCAGCCCCGGCAGCGATCCGCTGCCGGGGCATTTTGCTATCCGTGCGTTTCCGTGCGTTTCCGTGCGTTTCCGTGCGTTTCCGTGCGTTATCGCCCGTATTTGTGGTTGTTGCGCGCCGCCAGCGCCAGGCTCGCGTCCGTCACCTTCTGCTCGCGTGCGCGCTCAGCGATCCGCCGGTCGTGCTCCGCCCGCGCCGCCAGATATGCCTCGCACATCGCGTGGCATCCCTGCCTCCGCTCAGCGCATCCCTTACAAGGTCCCGCTTGCATAGCTCATCGCCTCCGTCAGCTCGCGGATCTGTTCACGCGGCTCCAGCCTTCCTCTGCACGACAGCCATGCCTGGCAACTTTTTGGTTCACACATCCAGCGCTTGCATGTCTCAGCCTCCTGGCCCAGCGGCGTGCGCGGCACCTTGCGTTCTTTCCATTCCGCCAGCAGCCGGCCGGCCAGCACCTTTTCCAGATTCCGCACCTCCATCTGCTCCTCCAGTCTCCGGATGTGCTCCTCCTTCAGTTCCGCACGCACCTGTTCCAGTTCCGCACGCACCTGTTCCAGTGCGCGCATCGCGCTTTCCATGTTCTCCTTCGCTTCTTCTGCTTCGGCGCGTTCCGTTGTCAGTGCCTTGCTGGCTTCCGCGCTCCGCCGCTGCTCATACTCCATGTCCATTTGCTCGCGGATCGCTGCCTCATTTGCGCTCTTGGCCACCATCTGCCAATACCTCACCGGCAGCAGCACACGCATCGCCAAATGCTTTGCGCACAGCCGCCCGCGCGGGATCTCTTTTCCGCAAAATTCGCACACGTTCATACTTCCGCCTCCCCAGCCGCGAAAACGTGCGGCTTTTTTATGTATTCGCAGTACGCCTTTTCCAGCATCGCGCCCGGGCTGCCGCGCCAGTCCGGCAAAAACAGCACCGCATCCGCGATGTCGATCATCGCAAAGCACACCCGCATGTAGTCCTGCGCCGTCATTCCCTCCGGCTGCTCCGCCGGGTTGAGTGGGATGCAGCCCATTCCGCACACCGTTTCCGCCGCCCGGCGGAACTTCGCGCGGTATCCCTCGTCGCCGGTGATCTTCCCGGCGATGTAGATCTTGGTCAGTCGTCGTCCCACGCCACCCAGCTTGTCAGCGCGAGTGCCTGCCACATGGCCGCCGCATTTTCCAGCGTCTGCGCCGTGAACGTCTCCTCCGGTGTGTCGAAGCGCATCACCGTGCCGAGTGCATCCGTCGTTGCCTCCCGCGTCATGGTGACAGCCGCCTGCGCATCCTCCGGCATGCCGATGATCTGCCGGTCGCGTGTCTGCCACAGCATTGTGCTGCCGTACATCAGTGGCGTCGCCTTGACCTCTCGCGGCCCGTCCACCTGCATCGCCTCGCCCAGGCGCTCCAGTGTCACGTCCAGCATCGCGTGCTGCTCCGTCGACCCCCGCACCGTCACGGCCTCCTCCGTCGGGATCCGTCCGACCATCCGCACGATCTCCGCCAGCAGTTCCTTTGCCTCTTCCTCGCCGGCAACGTCCTTGAACTTGATGCCGGTGGTGGACTTCCCTGCCGTCCGACCGCTGCAGGCTCTCCACCTGCGCGCTGTACGCCCACTTTTCGCCCAGCAGGCTCAGCATGCCCGCCGTCTCGCAGATCAGCAGCGCCCTGTTTTTTGCTTCCTTCGCCGCCAGCTTCGCCAGCCCCTTGTAGTGCATCATCATTTTCTTCCTTCCTCATGTAGTGCGCGTGCTGCTGTGCACTCGCTCTCGTGCGGCCCAGCGCCTCGCCGATCTCCCTGTACGTTTTCCCGTCCTCGATCATCTGCATCAGGCGCTTTTCCTCACTCTTTGTCCATGGCCTCTGTTCTCTTCCCATCGGTTTCTCCTCGCTTCCTCTCCGCGCATAATCCTCCGGTGTGACAAATTCCGTGCATGCATCCCCTCCGGGGCACGGTCTGCGTCTTTTTTCATTCAGAATATACAGGCACACTGTCTCCACACCGCGCAAGCTCGTGCCCGACCCGTGATAACAATCTTCACATGGCTTCATGTCGTCACCACATACACGCCGCCGTACCGCCGCCGTTCGCAGCAGCCGCACGTCAGCTTCCCGCGCACGTTCCCGGTGTGCTCCACCCGCTTGCCTTCCTGCTTCATCCGCTCTGCGCACGGCACACACAGCAGCATTTCCTGCTTCATCCGTCGTTCTCCTTCCAGTCTTCCACCATGTCCATGATCTCCTTGCACAGCATGCTCAGCAGCGCGCCCAGCCGCTCGGTCTGGCCCATGTCCTTGTAGCCGTAGCTCTCCCTTTCGTCTGCGTCCACGCGGTAGAGCATCAGCTTCTGCGTGTCGTTTGCGTACATTTTTCCGACTTCGTTGTTCAAAAACGCCTCAAGCTCTGCGTTCAACGTCGTCCTCCTTTCCCGGGCACCATGCCGGCCGGTACACCGGGCAGTCGTTCGTCGGCCTCCGGCCGATCACCGCGCCCCGCATCCGTCCATCTGCCATGCACCGCGCCGCAGGGTATCCGCGCGGCCACGGCACCGTTTTCAGCTGCCGGCATCCGTTGCATCGTTTCCTTCCGTATTCGCGGATCATTTTCCGTACCGCACCACCACGGTCGGCTCGTTCCCGTAGCTCGTGTTCAGCATTTCGCGCAGCCTCGCCTCCCGGCGCTCCCGCGCGGCCTGCGCGATCGTTTCCATGCATATCGTTTTGCACATACTTTTCTCCTTTCTCCGGCCCTCTTCCGGGCGCAGGCAGCGGTGCCTCCCCGCTGCCCGGCCCGCTCTTGCGGAATCAAAAAAAGAGGAGATGTTCCGGGTGTCCTGCACCCGGAAGATGGCCGGTTTCTCTGTTCCCGCGTTCCCCCGCGACATTCGCCAGATCACAGCGCGCCCGAAGCTCCCCAGCAACGCACCCGCGATCCGGCGTGTTGTATTTGCACACTTGGTTGCAAGCGCCACCGTCCATCCTCGCGCCGTAGCCACAAAAGTCGTCCTGACCTTCGCGGTCGAGGTGGACTGAGCACCATCCCAGCCGCGGCTTATTGTAGGATCGGCAGTGACGGCAGTGCACCACCGGGGCAACGTCGGCGGCGGGCGCGCCTATTACCTCACTGCGCAAATCGCCTACCCAGCAACCTGCGCACATAAAGCCGTTGTGGTATTCCCCTGCCTCTTTGCACGGTGAACAATGCCGCTCTTCGATGTCTTTCAAAAACGTTTCTCGCTCGATGTATTCAGCCATTGTCCATCCTACCCTTCAGCCGCTCCACTTTGCGCCTGCGCTCATTGCGCACATCATCCGTGCAGCAAAACAGCATTTTCATCTGCTCGAGCATGATCTCCACGTCGGCGATCTCCTCGGCAATATGCTCGAACGAACCCCGTCCGCGCAGGTACTTGCACAGCTCTTTCTGCAGCTCACTCATTTCCTCAAACACCATCGCAATCTGTAGGGAAGATCCGTAGGTGTCCAGCGCTCTCTGCAGCACTTCCGTTTCGTTTATGTACTCACCCATTCCGCTTCACCTTCTCCCCGAATGCCTCCAGCAGCTTCTCCGCAGCCGCTCGCAGCTTTGTCTGGTTCTCGCCGCTGGCCTTTGCGATCAGCGCCAGCATATCGTTCAGATTCCCCTGCACGGTGTCAAATACGATCTTGAACTGTGCCACCGTCACATCGCTCATCTCCAGCTTCCGGCGCGCCTCCTGCAGCTCCAGCTTCAGTCCGTCGCGCTCCTTGGCCACGTCGGCCGTGGCAGTTTCCAGCTTTTCTTCGGCAGCCTTGGCCGTTGCCTCCGCCTGTTCGCGTGCCTTCTCCGCCTTCTGCAGCTTCTTTCCCAGCCGCTCGAGCTCTTTCTGCGCAGCCGCCTTTTCTTCCTCGCGCGCCTTGGCCACAGCGCCCTCGTCCACCTGCACGGCCACCTCGACCGGCCGGCTCTCCAGCGTGCGGACATTTTCCTGCAGCGCCCGGATCTGCGCCTGTGTCTCCGCCAGCTCCCGGCGGCGTGCCTCTGCCTCCTGCGCCGCCGTCTCTGCGTCTTTTTTCAGCCGCTCCGCCGCGCCCATCTGCTCGGCCAGCTTTTTCTCGTACAGATCCCGCTCGGCCTCGGCATCCTTCCTCGCCTGGATCAGCTCGTCCAACTCCCGCGCCGACATGTGCTCCACATCGTGCTCCTCGGCGAAGCTCTCCCGCTCGCTTTCCGGCAGCGCGAGCAGCCGCAAAGCATTGGAAATGCTCAAATTATTCAACGTTGGGTAATTTGATTCCGCCCCAAAAAGGGTCTGCTGCTGCGCCCCGTATTCGCGGTACAGCGTCATAAAGCGCGATGCCGTGCTCTGGCTGAATTCCGTCTGCGCCTTCAGGTACGGCAGCCACTCCCCGTGGCCGATCATCTCCTTCACCTCGCACAGGCGGCGGCCGATCTCGATGCCGAACCACAGCGTCATCCGCTTTGCCTGCGCCGTCAGGCCGCGGATCTCCGCGCCCACGGTCTCCGGCGTCCTTGTCAGTTCATTCATGCCGTTTTCTCCTTTGCTTCCAGTATTGGCTGCTTCTGCTTGTTGCGGCGGCTGCCTGCGTGCACCCAGCCGAGCCATGCATCCAGGAACCACGCGTACCGCGCCTCCGGATCCTGCGCATGGTTATAGCCCTCGTTCTTGTATCCGTGGATCTGGCGGATCGTGTCCTTCCCCGTCAGCTCGATGGTCATCCACG